GATTAGCGTTTGTAACATTACTTGCTCCTCCTCCTATAACAGCAGCACATCCAGTCAGGGACATTAAACTACGGAGAATTTCATTACCCACACCTGCCCCTATAAAGCTACATGGAGCGCAAACAACGTTAGAATCACCTCCTGCTATAGCACCGTTACAAATATCAAAACAATTTGAATTACT